GGCCCAAATGGAGAAGATCCAAGGCGAGTGGAAAGACAGCATCATTGACGCGGCTATGGGCGGCGTTGACGCAATGGACGCCTTCACAAACAGCATCAAGCGGGCGGCGCTGGAATATCTTCTGTTCGGTGAGGGCATGTTTGCAGGCGGTGGTAGTTCGGGCGGCGGCTTTGGCGGCATTCTGAGCGGCGTAGTCGTGCGCTTACGGGCAAGCGTGCGGGCGGCGGTTCGGCCAAGGCTGGCGGCGCTTATCTGGTGAACGAGAACACGCCCAATAGCGAGGTTTTCGTGCCTTCGCAGTCGGGCGGCGTCTTGAACGTGCCGCAAGCACAAGCGGCCCTTCGCGGGGCGTCTGGCGGCGGTGTTGCGGAGGTTCGCGTTGTCGGCGGGGAGCTTACCCTAACGGATAACGGAACGATCATGGCACAGGTCCAAGTCATGGACGCTCAAACGGTCCAGAAATCGGTCAACGCTTCGCAGCGATCCTTCAAGAACAGCAAATCGGGGTGGTCACCATAATGACAGACGTTATCGCATGGCCCCCTTTCCAGCTTACCGGCTGGGAACTGGCCGAGGTCTACCCGCAATCGCGCTCTGTCGGGCTGATCGAGGGCAGGCCGCGCACATCATCGGCGCAGCGGGCGCGGCGCGTGGCGACGGCTAATATCACGGGCATTGGCACGGAACAGGCGGGCGCGGGCTACGTTCGGATGCTCAACCGCATGTGGGCGGGCAAGCCTAACCTCGTGCGCGTCGAGTGCCTTTCATCGCTCTGGTATCTCGCGGGCGGCGGTCTGGACTTGCGCAACAACGTGCTGGAATGGACCGACGACGGAACAGACCTGCTATGGACGGCGGGCGGCGTCGATCTGCTGTGGGGCGACGGGGCATATGCGCTGCAAGGCGAACCCGCAACGGATGGCGGGTGGCATAGCCTGACCGTCTCCGGCTTGCCTCCCTCTCGTGTCGTGGCGCGGCCCTCTGAGGTGATCAGCGTGACCGATGGCGACACCAAGGAAAGCGCGTATGTCCTCACGGTTGCGCGGTCGGATGCGTCCGGCGTGGCGACGATCCGCACAGACAAGCCCGAAGCTTTCACACTGACGGGGCTGGCCAGCATCGGGCAGCGGGAGAATATCGTGTTCGAGGCGGCGGGCGTTCCCCGTTCGGTGCAGGGCGTGACGGGAACCTTTGGCTATCAGTGGGACTTCCGTGAGGTGTTCGAAGATGAATACAGCGACGGCTGGACGGAGGTGAACCCGTGGGCTTGACACGCGGGGCCACGGCGGGGCTGATTGACGACCTCAAGGGCCACTTCCACCCCGTTCTCCTGACCTATGCCGATTGGCCGGGCGAGGAAATCCGCCTGCATACGGGCGCGGGCAACCTGTCATGGGGTGGGGAAACGTGGATGGGCGCGGGGAAACTCGTTCAATTCACGGCCCCAATGGAGCAAGGCGGGCTGGCAACATCCGAGGCAACGGTGCGGGTCGCGGCAACCGTTGAGGATATGCTGGGCGAACGCGGCAAGATCATCCGTAACCGCGATTTAACCGTCTGGTTTGCGACCACGACCGAGGCAGGCGGCAACGTGCTGAAAGCTGACCCCGTTGAACTGTTCACAGGCTACTTCGACAGCCGCACAGGGGCGCTGACACGCTCAGACGGTGGCTTGGCGCACGATATGGTGCTGGGGCTAGGCATTGGCCCTTCGGCGCGGTCCTCCGCGTCGATCACGCACAGCTATGAAGACCAGATCGCCAAATATCCCGGCGACACGGCGGGGCGGCACGTCCAGAACGCCAACAAGCTACGGTTCAACCCTCAACAGTGGCCCGAATAACAGAGCGGGCGGCTTTCAACGCTGCCTTTGATAGCCTGCGCGATCCGTTCGCGTGGGGCCTTCGGCGCGACTGTACGGCGGCTTGTGTGGCCTTCACGGCATTACACGGCGCTGACCCCCTTGAGGGGTGCGCAGACGACTACAGCACCGCCATAGGCGCGGCGCGGATACTCAAGAGGGCAGGCGGCTACCTCGCATGGTGCGAGGCGACGTTTGGCCTACCGCACACCACCACACCCAAGGCGGGCGACCTAGCCCTCATTGCAAGCGCTGACACGTTCGGCGCGGCCTTGGCGATCTGCATTCAATCCGGCGAATACGCCGCGAAGACGGAGGCCGGAATGGCAATAGTGAAGGCCAATATTTTGGGGGCGTGGACATGCCGTTTCTAGCGCCTGTAATCGGGGCAATCAGCGGCGCTATTGGCTCTGTGGCTCTAGGCATCGCGGGTGTGGCGAACGCTCTGGGGCTTGGGGCGTATGCCGCAACGATCTCGTCGTCTATCATTAAGTTTGGCGCATCGTTTCTTATCAACAGCGCCATCACGGCGGCTTTTGGTAAGAACGCACCGAAAGCACAAGATATTGGTCGAGAACTTGCCCAGCAAAGCACATCGCCAGCATATCGCTACGTCTATGGAGAGTGCCGCGCAACTGGAACGCCTGTTGGCATACCCGTAAAGGGGAGCAAGATTTACGGGGCGTTCCTCCTCAATTCGCGGCCATCCGACCTGTCAACCTTCACGCTGTACCTTGATAAGCGCGAAGTGGTTCTGACCGGCGATGCGTTCGATCTGGACGGCCCCGGCGCGACGGCTACGGAATACCCGTTTAGCGGCCATGTCACCGTCTGGGTCAGCCGTGGCGACCACACCGCACCGCCTACCGAGTTCACCGACGACGCGGCCTATGTCGAGGGTTCGGCAGATCACCTGTGGAAGACGACAGACGCTTGGAAGGGCCGCACGATGATCTGGCTTAAGCTGGACGCGGGCGACAGCGGCAAGCGGCAGGAGCGCTGGCCCTCTACGCCGCCTTTGGTCGAGGTTGAGGGGCGCTGGTCACTGGTCGAAGACCCGCGCACGGGCATCACCGCTTGGAGCGATAACCACGCGCTTTGTGTTCGTGATGCGCTCATGAATAACCCGATCCGAGGTTATCGCGCCGAACAGCTTCACAGCAGCTTTGACGCAGACGGCCCGAACGCATGTGATCAGGTGGTAACGCTGAACTCCGGCGGCAGCGAAAAGCGCTATATCTGCGGCGGCACGCTGGTTTTCAACGAAGGCGAGATCGAGGATCAGCTCAACCCGATGATGATATCGGGCGCGGCTGACTTTATCCGTGTTGGTGGCAAGCTGGGCTATGCGGCGGGCGTCTATCGTGAGCCTACCGAAACGCTGACCTATCTTCTAGGCGAGGGCTTCGAGTTCCCCGATATGCTACCGGGCGCTGAACTGGTGAACCAACTGCGCGTTAGCTACCTCTCGGCGGCGCGTGGATACGAGACAGCGGATCTGACCCCTTGGGACATTCCAGGCGCATTGGCGGCTGATGGCGGGGTTCCTGCGGTCAAGACCGTTGATCTGCCGTTTTGCCCTTCACCGACACAGGCAATGCGGGTGCGCAAAATCACCGGCCTACGCCAGCGCAGACAAGAGCGCATACAGGGCGGCACGCTGCCACCAGAGGCGTTTAACCTTGTGGGCGGGGCAACGGTCACCATTGCGCTGCCATCGCCATATGACGCGCTTGACGGCGTTTATGAGATTGAAGGCATTCACCCCGGCTTAGACCCGATTGGCGAAAGCGGGGAAGTCGCCATGCGCCTGCCTGCGTCCTTGGTTAAGCACGACGCGGCTATCTACGCTTGGGTGCCCGCGACCGACGAGGAAGAAGTCTTTGACGAGGAATACGACGACGAGCGCACAGGCACGGCAGACCCCGGCGCGTTGAGCGTCACAACAGGCGATGCGGTGAACCTAGACACAGGCGGCACCATTATCCCCCGCATCCGGTTTGCGTTCCCCCCGTCCACCTCAAGCGTCACCGGCTATGAATGGGAATACCGAAAAGCGGGCGGTGATTACGAATCCGGCGGCTTGATCGGCAAGGACGTAAGCGACGGCTCCGGTCTGGTGTTCGGCTATCTCAGCGGCACGCCGGGGCAGTTGTACGATATCCGCGTCCGCGCAATCGGCGTCAACGGGACATCGGATTGGGTGGACATCACGGGCGTCACCCCCGTTGTGGATATCGTGATTGATATCCCGATTGAGGGCGTAGCGGTAGGCGGTGCTGGCGAAATCACGGTCAGCTTCCGCACGCCAAACGACCCCGACTTCCGCGCCATCGAAATCTACGGCAGCGACACAGACGACAGCGGCGCGGCCAGCCTGATCGGCACCGCCATTTACACCAGCCAAAACACAATCGTGAGCATTAACGAGGGCAGCTTAGGCACGTCCGTCACCCGCTATTACTTCGCCCGCTCACGGGGCGACTACGCCAGCGCATCGGCATTTACAGCCAGCGTTTCAGCCACAACAGACGCATAAGGATTCCCCGAAATGACATTTACCTTACCGACAAGCGGAACAGACCCGAAGGTCGCCACTAAGGCTGGTCTGGAAGCCGCCGTGAACGACGCCCTTGCCCTTGCGGGCATTTCCATCATCGCAGAAACTTGGGCGGAACTATCCGGCATTTCAGGGACGCGGAACGGGCAACCCGCATCTGTAGCAGAAGGCGACACAGGCACCCACACTGACCCCATTACGGGCGCGACGGTTTCAAACGCAGCAGTGTATGCTTGGGACCAATCTAACAGCGCTTGGTCATGGGTGGGGCATTCCAATGCCGCGCAAACAGCGCTGGACCGTGTGGCGACGGGGGCGGATGTAGTTTCGGCGGGGGTCGCGGCTGACCGTTCTGAGGCGGCGCGTGATGCGGCAACGGTAAACGCAGACGCTTTTGCCAGCGTGTCGGCGGGCTTGGCAGCAGTAGTAGATGGTGTCCAGTTCCAAGTTATCAGTGGCGACGAAATCATCCGCTATGAGCGCGTTGATGCCAGCACGGCAACTGAGGTGTCGCGCTATCCGACCAAAGGCTACGTTGACGAGGTTGCAGGTACGGCAATAACCCCCGCTGAAATTCCAGAGGTGGCACGCGCTCTACGTGCCTCGATAGGCCCAGAGGATTGGGCGTCTGACCGCTTGGTAACTATGTTCCGCAGCCACGGCGGGAATGAAGCAAACCGCGTCCAGTACTATGACGCCGCTGGTGTGCAAAAAACATCTGGAGTTATCGCTCGTATTCGGGGCGCTGGTGCTGACCTCGTGTCGAACGGTGTTGGCACCACAACGCGCGGATCGCGTGGTGAACCTTTGCCCGACCCGGTGACAGGTTCGACGGCCAATGTCAGCGCCAGTTATCTAAATATGGATGATGGCGGCGCGTATGATTTAAGCGACGATGGTGGTTTCTCAGGGCGCGTGCTAAATCAAACAGGTGTTGCAGTTGTTGCTAAGTTCGCACCTGTAATCTCTAACGGCGAAGACATTCCCTTGCTGGCTTCGGCCACAGGTGAAATGGGCGTGGCGCGAACTGCTGCTGGGAACTACATCGCCTATGTTCAGAAAGTATCTGGCGCTGATGTGACGCGGTGGGAGAGCGCCACGTTCTCCCCTAGTCCAGCAGCGGTTTCCGTGCGCGAAGTTGTAGCTATCGAGTTCGACGGTTCTGCCAGCATCGACGCAAGGGTTACCGGCGTCTACGCAGGCCAGCCCATTTCGTTCAGCTTGGTTTCTGACGATCTGGATACAACTGTGCTGTTCGACACAGGGGAAAGCCTGCACGTTGGCAGTGATGTGGTGGACGCGAACACACGCGATCTGGACCTGTTCACACTCGCCGCATGGGCAAACCCTAAACCGCAAGAATTGGAGTTTGCTGCGGAGTGGGCTGCCGATGTAGACCGCAAGACCTTTCTCAACGAAAAGCGCGATCCGCAGTTTATCCCTGTTGAGGCATTTGGACCGAATGGCCTGCCAGCCGCTAACCGTGCCATCACTCGCACAGGCAGCGAAAACGCGGGCACAGCCGCATATATCCCCGCTGACCCTGACGCCGGCCTAACAATCGTTGACGGTGCTATGCCCACCATCGCAGCACCTGCTGACCCTAACGTTTCGCCGTGGACAACTGCTGTTAACGATGACTTGCCACACGCATGGATCGCATCCGGTCGTTGGGTGCAAGACTATCGTTACCCTGCTGATCCACTTCGCATGGTCATGGTTCCCGCGACGGCTCGCGTCACTGGCCGGGACGGCTCAGGAAACGCGACGGGGCTTGAGCGCTACGCAGGGCTTTGGGAAAGCGCTGATGGTGGTGTGACCGCTACCCCCGTAACTGTCGATACGGATGGCGGCACGCCCTATCACGCATTCGAGGCGGGGGTTGACGGTTCTGCGGTCAATAATCTTGTACTACCCGGGCGCACCTTCGTTCAGTGGATTGACTACCTCCCACAGCCGCAGAAAATGTGGATCGGCAACGAATACAACGCGGAAGATTGGGTAGACGTTCGCTATGTAATCCTGACCGAGGAAACAGACGGAAGCGACAACCGAGACGCCATTTTCGTAACCGACCAGATTGAAGACCCTAGCCGCTGGTTCTCAGTTCCAGTCGAAATCGCGCCCAGCGGTTACGCCCGCGATGATCGGGAATTTGGCAACCAGACCGGCGCATTTAACCTTGAAATGACAGAAGCGTTTTGGGAACGAAAGTGTATCATCTGGAATAAATACGACGGCTATTTCTACGTCGTAGTACGGCCTAATTCTTACGGATGGTCAAGCCTGAACGGCCGTCAGCGTGAGGTGCGGCAGCACTGGATTGTACGGGCATCGCAGCAAGGTATCGACGGACTGCGCCGCTGGGATACCAAGACGGCTATGCCTCTCACCCCCCGCCCGAACTGGGCATATCATAGCTACATCATCAGCATCGTTGATATTGGCGAAGGCTGCTTTGCGATGGTGTCGAGTGATTATCAATCGGCACACCTGACCGGCACAACGTCTGCGTTGACGGAACCTACTGGCGATGCGTCCCGATACAATCGCGGCCAAATGTCTTTGTGGACATGCCGTGCTTTGGGTCAAGAAAACTTCCGTCTGGTCAATCCGCTGATCGTGGATACGCCTGCAAGCGATTGGTGCAGCGGGTTCATCCACCAAGGCTATATTGAGCCGAACAATGGCCGGATGTTCTGGTACGGTATGGAAGGGCAGCATGGTAGCGATGCCTATATCGGACCGCAAAACTACCTTGCTGGATATGTCAGCATCGACATGGACGCTCTACGCGGCACGGGCGGTCGCGGTGCTATCCCCAACATGGTTGCCGATCCAGAGGGAACGGTGGTTACACGCCAAAGTCTGCCTTTCTACGCGGGCGACTATGAGTTCCTACAGCTTGTTGCCGCAACCGAGTCAATGGGGTCCGCGAGGGTTCGTCTCATTGACCCTGAAACACGCGAAACAATCCCCGGCTATGGATATGAAGGGGGTGGGTTTATCGAAGGCAGTGTGTACGACTGGCGCGTTGTTTGGGGCTTTGAGCAACGCACTAAGGTAGCCAAGGCGTCCAGATGGGCGCTGCCGGATCGCATGGTTATCGCTGAAATTGAAACCCGCAGCGTAACAGGTATGGGTGCTACCAAGATTGCTGGCCTTTACGCTCGCCGCAAGGGGAACCCGACATGACCCATTCCAGCGCCTCGGCGTTGCCAATATCCGTGCGCGTTGCTCTTGAGGTGGCGCGTGCGGGCCATTCTGCACGGAGAAATCATGGATAATTCCAGCAAAGCAATCCCCAAAATCCTAGAGCATGAGGGCGGCTTCGTAAATCACCCCTCAGATCCAGGCGGCGCGACCAACAAGGGCATCACGCTTGCCACGTTTCGCCGCTATATCAAGCCTAACGGAACCGTCGCGGATTTGAAAGCGCTGACCACGGCGCAGGCGGTGGCGGTCTACAAGCGGCAATACTGGGACGCGGTGAACGCTGACCTTCTGCCGTCTGGCGTTGATTATGCCGTTGCAGACTTCGCGGTCAACAGCGGGCCGTCGCGGGCGGCGAAGTATCTGCAAGCGGTGGTCGGTGTGACACAGGACGGGCAGGTCGGCCCCGCGACTATCGCAGCCACAAAGGCAATGCCCCCGCGTGAAGTGATCGAACGGCTTTGCGACGACCGGCTGGCATTCATGAAGCGGATTCAGGGAGGCAATCTGTGGCAGACGTTTGGCCGTGGGTGGCAGCGCCGCGTTGACGACGTTCGCGCAGTCTCCCTCTCATGGGCCGCACAAGCGCCCGTGGACCACGTAGCGCCACCAACCCCCGCAACACCACCTCAACGCTCCCTGTGGGCCGCTCTGGCGTCTCTGCTGGCGGGCTTCTTTGGAAAGGATAAGGCATGAGCTATGCCCCCATTGCACGTATCATCCTGCGATACATCGTCGGCCTGATTATCGGCGCTGACGCCGCGAACCTGCTAGCGGGCGACCCCGACGTTGTGTCGGTCGTCGCGCTCGGCATCGGGCTTGCCGTTGAGGTCGCCTATGGCTTCGCGGTCAAACGCGGGTGGGCGAAATGAAACGCATCATCATCGCAGTCGCAATCATCTGCGCCTTGGGCGTGTTCCTCTATTGGCAGGGCGGAAAAGACACGCGGCAATCCGCCCGCGAAACCACAATCACCCGCGAAAAGGATATCGGACATGCAATTAAAGATACTGATGCTGCCCCTTCTTGGCGTGACCAGCTGCATGAACGGAACAAGTGATGCAGCGTTTTGCGGCCCCGATTTTACCGGCGCAATCGAACGCCTTGCCGAAGCACTACCAAATCCCCAGACGCCCGACGACGTGGGCAGGGCGGGCACTGCGGTTGTTCGCGGGCATGACGCGGGGTGCGCTTAGGATGGATGGGCGGATCTACCACAAGGACAGGCGGCTTGAGTGGTCCCTAGCAGCGGGCACGTTCGGCTTCGGCATCTGGCTTGCGGATGGGTCGCGGTCGATGGACAGCGACGCCTATATCGTTCTGCGCTCCTGGCTGTACGAAAGCGATTGGGCGCTTCTGTTCCTGATCACGGGAGCGCTGCACATGGTGGCGCTTGGTATCAACGGGCGGGCATGGTGGACGCCGTTCATCCGCTCCGGCGTCACGGCGGTTAACGCGCTGGTGTACGCCAGCTTTGCAACGGGCTTCTGGCTTATGGACGCCTCGTCAACTGCGGTCTTCATGTATTCATGGGCCAGCACGCAGGCGCTTGTCTGCATCTACGGCGCTGTAAAGGACGTGTCCCGCGTTTGGAGGGCATGGCTAAATGAGCGCAAATGATTACGCCGCTATTCTAGGATCGGTTGCCGCCTTGATTATTGCAATCGGCGGTCTGGCGGTCTGGCGCGAAAAGAAAGAGCCGACACCCCCGGCACGGCCTGACGATAGGGCGCAGCGCATCGAAAGCACGTTGCAGCGCATCGAAGGCAAGATCGACATTCTCACAGATCGCATTCCCCGATAAGGAGCGCCCCCATGCGTGACCGGATCGTTGCCAGCATAGACGGGCTGTCGTGGCGCACCTGCTACCTTGTGACCGGCCTGCGTATATCGTGGTGCGGCTTGGCGCATTGGGCGGGCAGGCGGCGCGTGGTGTGGGTGCTAGACGCTATCCTGCATCGGCGGGAGCCAGATCATTGCAGGCGGTCGTTTGATCGCTGGTATTAGCCGCGCTCTCTTGATTGGGGCGGGGTGGAAGTGGTTAGCCCAATCGCCCGCATGACTTGACCCTTTGTTACGCGGGTCTCTATCAAATGCAGTGAACCAATGCGGGGGGTGATGATTGATCGATCCCGCCGCGCGCCTTGGATCAAGTCACGCATTAATTCCATGAGTTCAGCATTCTGATCCCGAAGTCGGTTAATTTCCGCAGTCTGCGGGTCCATATCCTCGTATTGGCGCTGGAACATATCCGTTGGGTCGATCATGCGAGCGCCTCGTACGGTGCATCACGTGGGTCATATTCCTTCCAATCGGACGCAGCCTTATCTATGTCTGGCACTCGTTCATCGAACGGAACTGGGTGGTTTTTGTTGTATTTCACCGATGGATTCGATGTGCGGTATATCGCAGACCGAACATGGCACCACATCTTTGCATCTTCGTAAGTCATGTCGTCTCCTTTGCTGCGGCTAGGGCAATCCGGGCGGGGTTCGAGGCAAAGTCACGCTGCCTACATCGCTCTTGAACGGGGTGGTCGTGAGGGTATTCTTGCCGAACATAGTTGTCGATGTCATCGCGGCACTCTATAAGCGCCTCCACCAGCGCCTTGATCTTGGCGTCTTGGGCGTCGATGTGGGTGGCGGCAGTTTCTAGCAGTGCGTCGATATTGGCGGGGTGTCGCGGTATCGACAGCACAGACGGGCCACTGTATTGTTCCTTGTGCGCCCATTTCAGAAACCTATCGGCCCCGTCCCGCAACCTATCCTGTGTCGTATCCGTCATTGTTTGTGCCTCCTTGGCGTGGTGGGGGTTAAAGGTCTGAGTGTATCTGGTGGTTACAAACAGGGCATCGAACAGAGACAAAGCTGCCATCGCGCTGGTCGTGCGTGACCTCGCCCTCGGACCGAGCAAAGCGCACCTGAGTTGTGCAGTTCAGGCACACACCTTCGTGCAGGATGTCTTCCGGCTTTTGGCCCTGCTTAATGATCTCCATCGTTCTCTCTCCTTTATCCGTTGAGCCTAGACAGACCCTGTGGGTTCATTGGGTTGAGCCGCGATAGCGATAAAATCGTCTCTCGCCGCATCTCTTAGTTCCTGCGAAACACCGTCGCTGCCAAATTCATGCGTAAATATAGGCCGCCCCAATTTGCGCTCTGCATAGGCGTGAATGTCAGAGAATGGCCCAGCTGTGATGCCGGTAAACGCCCCGATGATTGCGGCTTGATCCGATGTAAGTTTCTGCACGGCATTTCCTCTCAGTTGTTATCCGTTGAGCCTTCCGACATGCTCAGGTCTTGCGCCGGTAGGGCGGGGGGTTCGTCGTTTATGGGGCTCTCTGTCATGATCGCCTTGATTGTGCGCAGTTGGAAAGCAGCCTTAGCCCTCGCCAGATCGCGCAGAACGGCGGCGGTGTCCATTACGCGCGCGCCTTATCGACGGCTGCGATATACCACTCAATCACACACGCAAGAGCCTCGTCGCGGTTGTCGTCGTGATCCACAAATGCAATGCGGAGGTCTGCTATAGCCTCATCGCTCAGGCGCGGGATATCAGGCGCTACGCAGGACGAGGCTATAGCGTCACATTTTTGCCCCTCTGCCACGAGCCGATCCATGCCCTCTTCTTTCACGTCGTCACCTTTGGGCAAGTGCCCGTTTTCTGCGAAGAATTGCAGAGCGGGCAGCAAGTCTTTGACCATAGATTGCGTGAGGTGCATCCTTGTGTTGTGGCTGAAATATTCAGCCTCCGGCACAAGCTGGTGCAGATCAATATCGCTCCAAGACGGGTTGCCGTTAGGGACGAATGCCTTTGGGTCAGCCTTATTACACCCAAGCCATATCAAGCCTTCATCACGGGCGGCGCTGCTTTCCTGCAAACTGCACGAGACCCCGTTTCCGTCTTCAAAGTCGTGTATCTCAAATCCTCGGCTTGTCTTTGCCACTATGTCGGCCCCTTTGCTTACGCTTTATATGCACATATTAATCACATTCACAACTTGCACGCAAGCGTTTACTGGGGCATAATCAGCACATGGAAAAGACATTGACCCGACCAACGAATGAATCCCTTGGCAAGCAAGCCCGCACAAAGCGCGTGCCTGTCATGATGACCGAAGATGAATACGAGCGGATCGCGGCGCTGGCGGACGCGGCGGGGCTGGGGGTGTCCACATATCTCAGGATTTCCGCCCTCAACGCCAAGACGCCACCCCCTTCTAAGCAATAAGGAGAACACCCCGTGAGTGACGTTCTGATGTCCGCGCTGCAATTGAAGGTCAAAAGCCTAACGCGGCAGGTTGAGACGCTTGCCCCAGAGAATGAGAGGGTGCGGAACCTGTTGACCGAGTTCGACATTCGGCACGATCAGGACCAAGCCGAAATAAGCAGGCTGCGCGACGAACTCGCCCGCCGCGAACCCTGACCATATCAAAGGAGAGAGACGTGACCAAGTGGTCTAGCTTCACCAACGAAGAGATAGAGCGGCGACGGGCAGAGTCTGTGGCGGCGCTGGAACGGTTGGGCCAAGAGGACTTTGAGAAATGGTATCAAGAGGTCTGCGATACTGATTACTGGAAGTTCGGCCAATGCTGCGCGGGCTGTGACCACTGGATGAGCGATGGCGGGCGAACGGGACGCTGCAAGGCTGCGGGAATAGTGTCGGGCGAAGATGTAATGCGTTCAATGGGCATCACATGGTCTACATACCCTTATTCGCCGGGGTTCCCGTACACTGAGATAGACCATCACTGCGGTTTGTTCAAAGACGAATTTGACTGGTCAGATTTGGACCGCGACTATCTCCAACGCATTGGCGCTTTACGCAACGGGGAATTGAAGCCAAAGCCCCGACATGCCCGACAGGTGTAGCCCTAACCGTTTCCACTCCCCCCGCAACCCATTGATACCCATAGCCCCGCCCTGCATCCGGTTTCCCCGTAAGTGCATGGCGGGCGCAGGTTTCGCGCACTCCTCTAGGGTCCGCCATCTTCCCTTGAATGAGCTATGTTTGTGTGGGGCTTCGCCCTCAGGCCTGCACGGCTTCCGGCGTGTCGCCTGTCGTTGCAGGGGTAGGGGTGTCGTCCGTGTTGTCAGCGGCTGGCAGGATCACGGCGGGCTGCCGTGCGGCGACGGTGGCAAATTCCATGTGGAAGGTCGTGCCTTCGCCGACAACGCTGTCGTAGAACAATTTGCCAGACATCTGCCGGGCCAGCTGTTGCGAGATATGAAGCCCCAGACCGGACCCCTGTGTCGCATATTGCCCGCCGTTCTTGACCTGTTCAAAGCGCCCAAAGACCTGCCCCTCCATCCCGTCGGGAATGCCGCGGCCGCTGTCCTTGATTGACAGGCGCACATGGCCGTTGCGGATGGATAGGCTGCCTTCAACGGTGCTGCCCTGTTCGGAGAATTTGATGGCGTTGGACACGAGGTTGTCGATGATCTGGCGGAGGGCAAAGGCGTCACCGGTGATCGTTGCAGTCTGATCGCCTTTCGGCAGCACGAGGTCGATCTTCTGCTCGGCGGCGAACATCTTGTTCTCTTCCAGGCTTTCTTTCAGTAGCGTCCCCAGATCGACCGGCAGCGCGTCAAGCGACAGCGCGTCTACGTCGATCTTTTGCGCCAGCAGGATGTTATCGACCAGACGGGACAGACGCATCCCGTTGCGTTGCGCAATTTCGAGGGGGGAGCGGATGCGCGCGTCGATCTCGCCCAAACGCCCGCTAAGTGCCAGCGCCAGCCCGCCCTTGAGCGAGGTAAGCGGCGTGCGCAGCTCGTGGCTGACGACAGAGATAAATTCATCCTTGGCGCGGTTGGCCTCGTCGGCGCGCAGCAGCGCGTCTTCGAGGGCACGGGTGATGACGATACGGTCGGTGATATCGACTAGGGTAATGCTCCACCCCAGAATGGCGCCGTTCGGGTCCAACGGGCTTTCGATTTCCTGAATACGGGGGTCATAGATGCGCTGTTCGATGGTCAAGGATGCGTCCGTCGTGCGGGGGCTGCGGGTGTCGATCTTGGCCAAAAGGGCGTCGGCTTCGGCTTTGGACAGGTTGCACAAGCCGCTGCGTTTCGCGGCAGAGTTCATCAACGTGACACGGCGGTTGTTGTCGATCAGGATCACCGGTTCGCTGGTCGTGTTGAATAGGATCGACTGCCCGATCGACGCCATATCCATTGTCTTGTTCGTCAGCAGCATGAAGGTAAAGGCCAGGATACCGACGGTGAACATAAACGCCGTCGGGTCCAGCCCGAAGACGGTGATGCCGAAAATAACGTAAGATGCATTGGCAGACAGCGGTGTGATCGTAACCACCGCCAGCATTGTCAGCAGCGGCCAGGCAGAGCGGCGGGCCCGGGCAAAGGCCTTGATCAGCGCATAGAAGGTCGCGGCGACGAAAGTATACAGCACGGCCGTGATCGCGAAGAACCCCGGTCCGTGGATATAGGTGATCTGCCGGTCACCGGGCAAGATGGCAGTCTCGGCGGTATAGACCAGCTGGTGCATGCTATTGGTTGCAGCAAAGACAAAGCAGCCCACGGGCACCAGCACCAGCGCAGCCACCACACGCTTTTTCGACAGCCATTCGGCCTGATGCACATAGGCGAAGACAAAGAAGCACCACGCCACAGGTACCAGCGCATTGCCCAGCCATGCGACGACGGCCATGTCAAACTGACAGGCAAAGGACGGGGTGGAGGCTTCGGCCCCGACGGTGATCAGGGTCCAGATCATGGCGATGAAGGTCAGGGCGTAGAACCGCTTGCCGTGGAAGTGCTGGTATTTCAGCATGCAGACCATAACGACCGCGGCGACAGCGCTCACGCTTGCGGCAGCCCAGAACACGGGCTGCATAGCTACACCTTCAAAGCACGTTGCCATTCATTCACCCACGGGCTGTGTCTTTGCAAAGCGATCTAGGCATACGGATGTGTTGAAACTTTGACAGAAGTTAGACAGCAGGCCCGTGCGTTCGGGGCCGTCGTTCTGTGTCAAAGACAATACAAGGCATAGTATAGCTTTGTGCCGTGATCATGCGTGTGTGGGATGTGGGGTCAAGCGCTGGACGGGTTAAACACTGGCCTGAACGCAAAAGAAATCCCCGCAAAACCGTGGTTTGCGGGGATTTTGAACTTGGGGGTAGGGAGAATCCCCATTAGCGGCGGCGGCCACCCTTGCGGCCAGCGCGACCACGCCCCTCTTGACCGGCCTTGGGCGCGACCTTGTTGAACTTGATCCATTCGGTGCCGTGAGGGTCGCGGTCGAACAGGAAGTTGGCGGCGCGGATCGCCTCCATCTCTTTGCCGGGGGTGGGCTTGGTAGATCCCATCCCGAAGAGCGTCACAAAGGTCTCGTCGTCGATCTCGTCCGGCAGGATAATGCCCGCCGTCACCAGTTCGGCCTTCTTCTCGGCGATCTTGGTCTGGTTCACGGGCAGGGTGATCGGGTTCATGATCGCGGAGGTCATGCCAGCGCCCATTGCCATCGGCAGGAAAGCGTTGTTGATGCCGTGACGGTTGGGCAGGCCAAAACTGATGTTTGAGGCACCACAGGTCGTGTTCACGCCCAGTTCCTCGCGCAGACGGCGCACAAGGGTAAAGACCTGATGCCCCGCCGTCGCCATCGCGCCGATGGGCATGACCAGCGGGTCGACCACGATATCATGGGCTGGAATACCGAAGTCGGCTGCGCGTTCTACGATCTTCTTGGCCACGTCGAAACGCACGTCGGGATCTTCGGAAATACCCGTGTCGTCGTTCGAGATCGCAACCACAGGCACGTTGTATTTCTTGACCAGTGGCAGCACGAGCTCCAGCCGCTCTTCCTCGCCGGTGACCGAGTTCAGCAGCGGGCGGCCCTCGCAGGCCTCAAGACCCGCTTCCAGCGCACCGGGGACCGAGCTGTCGATGCACAGCGGGATGTCGACGACGTTTTGCACGACGCGGATCAGTTCGGGCATCAGCATCGGTTCGACAAAGTTATTATCCGCATAGCGGGGGTCTTCGGCCATCTTGTTCGAGAAAACGGCACCCGAGTTCACGTCCAGAATATTCGCGCCCGCCGCGGCTTGTGCAATGGCGTCCGCCTCGACGCGGCTGAAATCGCCACGCTCCAGCTCTTCGGCGAGGATCTTGCGGCCGGTGGGGTTGATACGTTCCCCGATCACGCAGAAGGGCTCGTCAAAGCCGATGATCGCTGTTTTTGTTTTGGATTCGACGACAGTTCTGGTCATGGTGTTCAGTCTTTCCTTAAACGGAGTTGGCTGGTTGAGCAGCGGGTCCGCCATTTTCAATGGCCCAATTGGCATTCGTCTTGATCCCACCCAGCGGGAAGAAATGCACATGGGTAATGTTGAAATCTGGGTTGGCGGCTTTGTGGGCGGCCAGTTCGGTGATCACATCTGTCGGCTCGTAGGGCAACAGCAGTTTGGTGACATCCATCGCGCGCTTTTGCAGCACCTTCAGCGAAGGGCCGACCCCGCAGGCGATGGCGAATTTGATCAGGGTTTGCAGCTTGGCGGGGCCGGCAATGCCGATGTGGATCGGCAGATCGATGCCCGCGTGTTTCAGGCTATCGGCCCATTCGATGATCGGCTGCGCCTCGAAAGCGAATTGCGTGGCAATGGCCATCTTCGCGTCCGTCCGTTCGGAAAACCCCTGCTTCCAGCGCAGCGCATCATCCACCCGCAGACGTGATCCATCGGTGTCGATGTCGCGGTTGCCCTCGGGGTGGCCCGCGATGTGCAGCCGTTCAAACCCGTGTTTGTCGAACAATCCGGTGTCCATCAACTGCATGGAGTCGCTGAAATCGCCGTGGGGCGTTGTGACGCCACCGGCCAGCAGCAAGGCTTGGCGTACGTCAGCCTCGCCCTGATACATGGCGATCCAGTTTTCCAGCGTGGCACGATCGTTGATGATGCGGGCGGGAAAGTGCGGCATGACCTTATAGCCGTCGGCATTGAGCCGCGCAGCGGTGGCGACCATGTCTTCGATCGGGGTGCCATCTATATGCGCGATATAGACC